ATTTTGATAATAAATTCATAGAATTATTAGAAATTTATGAGGGTTCTATTCGATTTTTTTATTAATATTGCGCGTTGGGCCTGCAATGCAAGCGTTCATTGCTGGCTATTGCGAAATATCATTGATAAAATCAGTATCAGAGAGGAGAAACTATTTTGAACCAGGAACAGACGAATATTACAACAGGAAAGCAAATACGTCATCTGCGAACACAATTGGGAATGACACAGGAAGAACTAGCCGGGGAATTGAATGTTACCCGGCAGGCACTATCGAATTGGGAGAGAGATGTTAATGAACCCGATTTAAATATGTTGAAAAAAATTTGCTTTCTTTTTGGAGTCAACATGGACGATTTTGCGAAGGAGGTAATAACAAAGATGGAAACATATGAAAAAAAGGAGAAACGACAATTTAATAAGTACGATATGGCAATTGGACTTTTTTATGGTGTTGGTATATTTCTTGGCATTGGTATTTTCTTTGTTGGCGGTTTTATGACAATGTCAGGTGCAGGGTGGGGAGCATCACTATTTGGCGGTGGCTGTTTTTCTCTTGTATTTGGCTTGATATGCCATGCAGTTATTACATTGAGAAGAAATGACAAATGATGACATATCCTGCTTTCTATACTTTTCGGTAATACCGAGTAAAAAAAGCCGCTGCTTTTGGCTTTCCAATAGCGGCGGCTTAATGCAAGCGGCGGCAAAGGGAAATATCCTTTGAATACCTTACAGAAGAAAAGTTTTGCAGCATTACAAAAATAAAAGCCTATACCATTTTGGAAAGAAAAGATACATAATAGTCAAGACGACAACAATCAGAAGTTATGGAGGGTAACAATGGAATATAGTAAGGAAGATTTAATGGAAGCAAAAAAGCAAATTTTCCCCGACTTTTTGTCCTACACCCAAATTATTTTTAGAGACGTAATAAACCGCAATTGAGTGTTTTAGTTTTCCCAGCTCGTCTTTGTAACCCGTCATCCCAATGGCAATGATATCGGTGTAGCTCGTATGGTGGAGCAGAGCGTTTGCATAGTGGACAGCACCGTTTACCGCAAAAGATTTGATGTTTGAATAGTTTGGTTCATTCCGAGCTGTTAAGTTGTCAATGTTCCCGCAAGAGTCGAGTTTTTCAAGCTTACCTTTATAACCTTTGTATTCGATAAGAACGGGCCAATAGTTGAGGTTTTTATCTTGTAGCAGCAGTTTTGCGTCAGGTCTATTTCCTCCTTTTCCTCCGCTTTTGGATAAATATTCGTCCAGTGCCTTGTCGATTTCTGTGTTTAACGGCTCTTGTTCAAGTTTGTAGTCTAAGTTATAAGATTTCATCCACCCGTTAGCCAGATCGGCAATAAGCGGTTCCACAGATCGAACTTTATTTTTGGTAACTGTTTTAGTCATGCGAAAAGAAAGATTTCATTTTTTAGTCAATTGGCCTAAGAAAAGACCGTCCCGTTACCATTCTAAAGAATTGTGTATTTGCTTTTCACTGCTATAGGAGCTGGGTACAAAACTTTCCCCATTCCTCCATCATATTCCTGCGTTCCTGCTCCATTTTGCTTCTGTCATAAGCTCCCTTATAAGGGTCGTTACGCTGGTGCAGCATATTGAGCTTTATGGCCTCTTTGTCGAATTTTTTGTTATTACCGAGCTCGTCGTCTTTTGCCCAAGTCTCAAAGCAGCTTCGAGCAGTCGCGTGTTGAGTGGCGATACATTCTTTTCCGGTTCTTTTTGATTTTTCCTTGTCGATCCAGCCGATTCCGTCAAGAAGTTTCTTTCTTGCGTGAGCTTTCCGAATGACTTGATTCATAGCCATGTCGGAATAAGCTCTTCCGAAGGCATTGCAAAAGACGTAGGGACTATCGGTGAATCGAACAACTTTTTTAAGCAGGTTTACAGCGGCATCATTTAAGAAGATTATTCGGGAACGATTTTTATCCTTTACCTTGTCATCCTCGGGCGGAATATTCCAAATTTTTTTCTCAATATCAATGTCTGACCATTTGGCATTTCTTACGGCCTTGGATCTGGCAGCAAGAAAAATAGAAAACAGAAGCATTTCAGAAGTTCTGCCTCTGACAGAGCTGATGTCTTTTACGAATTCGGGTATTTCGTGAAAATCCAAACCTGCAAAATTTTCTTCTTGTTTTCTGCTTTTGCTGTAGGGTTCCAACAGAACGCCGAGAGCCCCGGATAAATCAGCAGGGTTCTCGCGATCTTGTCTAATACGCAGTGCAATAGCCCATCGAAAGATAGAACGTACATCTGCTAAAACCTTGGATGAGGTAGAAGGGCTTCTGCTCCAAATCGGCATCAAGAGATTTCTAATATCCTCTGTTTGGATGTCCTCGATAGCCATATCACCGATTCTGGGCAAGATATGATTCGTTAATCGGCTTAAAGTATTGGCTTCGCCTTTAACATTGTCCTTCCAAAAATTGTTCTGGGCGCGCTCCTTAACCCAATCCAAGGCGCACTTGCGAAAACTTACTTTTTGTTCCTCAGAATCTTTCTTTTGCGCAGCCGCCTCCCGCTCTTCCTGCGGATCGACTCCTTTTTCTAAAAGTTCCAATATTTCAAAACCTTTTTCTCGGGCTTGAGCTAAAGAAATAAAATCAGCGCTGCCGAGTCTTATCAGCTTTCGTTTGCCGGAAAAGGTGTATCGGAGAAAATAAGTTTTGCTTTTTTGTTTGACCCTTAGCTGTAATCCTTTAGGCCCGGTAACGGTGTGGCAGCCAATTTCTTTAATATTTTTTATTTCAGTTGCAGTGCTTAGTCTCATTTAAAACCAATCCCTCTTCTGATCCGAGAAATAGAATTCCGGGTGACCACTTTAAAAAACAGGTGACCAATTAGGTGACCATTTATTTGCGGATGTATGCGAACCTATGCGAACTCATACGAACTCTTAATGTTACAAATGTTTTGCAACAATGAAGATTTTAGGGGATTTGCGAACTGATACGAACTTATGCGAACTAATGAATGGCGGAGAGGGGGTCCTCTTGAGAATATTTAAGAACCTTCGAGAACTGAAGAGAACTAAAAAGAATTTTCAAGAATATTCAAATAGTTAAATTCGCTTTTATTTTATCCTCAAAAGGAATCTAAGAGAACTATCGAGAACCTAAGAGAATTTTTTCTAAAATTTCTGTGGTGTTTCTGTGGTGCTTTTTAGAGTTGAGGATATGAAAATAACAAGCAAGAACGTTTTTACAGTTGAGGACGGTAACCACACGGTGGCTCCGAACCTGATTCTAGTCGTGCGAGGCAATACGCGCCGCTTTGTTTTTAGATACTCTGAAAACGGGAAACGGACGGATAAGGCGCTTGGGCCAGCTCGTAAATTATCGCTCTCGGATGCGAAGGCCCTGGCAGATGAACTTCGATCTAAATTAGCGCTCGGCGAGGAAATCAAAACTAGGAGAGAACGGAAAGAAAAAGAAAACACACCGGATATGCCAGTCTTCAAAACTTATGCCATCGAGACTATTGACCGTCTTCAAGAGGTCAAGCGCTGGAGGAATAAGAAACACGCCCAGCAGTGGCGCAACACGATAGAGCAATACGCGTTCCCGTTTATCGGAGAAAAGCCGATAAATGAAATCACGCGAGAGGACGTGTTAAATATATTGAAACCTATCTGGCTGGAGAAGAACGAGACTGCCAGCCGAGTACGAGGCCGTTTAGAGAACATCCTGGCTTATGCCGTTACTGACGGGATCTTGCCGTCTAATCCTGCCGCCTGGAGAGGAAATCTTGATAGGTATTTAGCGCCCCAGAGTAAGGTTAAAGTTGTTAAGCACCACGAGGCTATGCCCTTCGAGCAATTACAAGAAAAGGTAAAGTGTTTAATCCCAGCTAACAACCGGACTAGGCAGGTCATTTTATTTACGATCCTGACTGCCTCAAGAATCGGAGAATCGGTGCCAGCTTGCTGGAATGAAATTGATTTTAAAAACAGAGTATGGAGTGTTCCTCCAGAACGGAGGAAGGATGGAAAGCCGTTCCCGCACCGAGTACCCTTGAGCACCCAGGCGATTGATTTATTAAATTCGATAGAACGGCAGGGAGAGAAGATTTTTGAAGATCCAGACAGAAAGGCGAGCAGCCGTTATTCCTTGACTGGATTATTAAAGAGGATGACGGGGACCGACGCGACCATGCATGGTTTTAGATCCACGTTCAGAGATTGGTGTGCAGAAAATGATGTGCCAGAGATACTGGCCGAAAAGAGCATGATGCATCAGACTGGTGACGCCGTCGTCCAGGCTTATCAGCGTAGTGACCTCCTGGAGCAACGGCGTGAAGTAATGCAACGGTGGGCGGATGCAGTGTTTGAGAAAGTGAACGATTAGGCGCATTTGAGATTTGGCCTGGATTTCCACCAGTTCTCGACCTCTCGTTCAGACCAAAAGGGGCGCCGTTTAACATAGCGCCCTTTTGGAAAGTAACCTTCCTTGATCCATTTATCAATGGTTCTGGTGGTAACCTGCAACCGCTCGGCCACCTGATATTTATTTAAGAAAGTCATTTTTTTCCTCCTGCTTCAATCCGTCCGATTTCTCGATTCACCTTTTCAAGACAAACCTTGTCGAACTCTTTCTTGTCTTCAGGCTTAATCAGCATCTTGAATTGCTCGATCATGATGTGAACGTCCGCCGCCTCCTCAATGATGTGTAGCCAGTGTTCACGGGTCGGCTCCTTAAAGTAATCAATAAACGCCTCTTGCAGTTCATCGACTTCTTCGGGCAGTTTTTCAAAAACCTGATTGTCATATCCGTAATGTGTCGAGATCCTGACCAGGCAGTCTTCAAACTTTGCCGCGTTATGCAGATTCATCATCCGCCTCCTGGAGCACTCTGTTTACCTGCTCCTTCAGTTTGTTCTTAAGCTCCATGCTTGCGCCAATCTCTTTGTTGTCACGTTTTTCCATACAGTAGGCGCGGTCCAGATAAAAATAAACGAGGCGGATCATCAGCAGCGCCTCGTCCTTTGTGATTTCAATTTTGCCCATCATTCATCCTTAAAGAAAACTAAAAAGAAACGGTTTGTTCCGGCTTTATTTGCAGCAGGCTTCTTGTCCCCGAACACAGGCTCACGTTCCAGTACGTAAAGGAGCTCGGCCAAAGAGACATCCTTGTCAGCCCACTTAAAGATCAATGTCCCGTTAGGCTTGAGCACACGCCACGCCTCGTTGAAAATCCGTTTCATGTCCTCGTGCCAGGCCTTTTCTAAATAGCCGTAGCTTTTGGCCATGTCCGACGTTTTGCCGCAGTTGATCAGGTGAGGAGGGTCGAGAATCACGAGATGGAACGAGTTATCGGGAAACTCGAGGTCCCTGGCGTCCATGATCTGATCCGGGTGAATCTCCAACTTTTTGTATTGCCGTGTCCAGTGTGTTTCATCGCGGATGTCCCCAAAGAGCACGGACTTATTGTTCTTGTCGAAATAGAACATTCTTGAGCCGCACATCGGATCGAGTATCGGTTTCATAATGACTTCTCCATAAAACAAAAACGCACTGATTTCTCAATGCGCTTTTGTTTGGCACCCTCAATTGAGAGTGCCGTATGGATTAAAAGGCTTATTTATTAACGGCCGGAATAGATGGGCAGTTCTCCGGACAAAAGCTCTTCCAGCTTCTGGACATGAGCTTCTATCGCCTTGGCAAATACTCTCTGCAGTTGTTGCAGTTCGTACCACAGCCGAAGTTCTCCGCTGCTTCGGTCAATCCTGTAACGGAGCTTGGCTCGAATGGTGTAGGCGGGACCGTCTTCAAATACCGGAATACCGATCAAGAATTCAGCCGGAACGCTTACGTGACCTTCTGAAACTGCTCCGGAAGGGCTTTTCTCCGTATAAACAAAAGAAGCCATTCCGTTTGTCAAAGAGACCTTGGAGCCGAACGTTACGTTGCGGACATCGTTTAGATTTGTGACAGATTCCAGTACTTCTGCTGCACTTGGTGCTCGCTTTCCATCTCCCACGATGTCTGCGATGTGCTCGTCCAGGAACTCAGCAAATTCAATCTGTGACATCCGCTTCTTGTTGTTGGAATTCCAATCGCCCCATTCAATGCTTTTTTCAGGTTCATATTTAGCAACCTGATCCCGCCAGTTCGGCTGATCGCGTTTAATGTCGTTAAAAACCGCACTTGCCATGAATATCAGAGACTTAATGGACTTGGTCAGATAAAGATTTGTTGAATCAGTTTTGTAAT